ATCAAGCAAAACAAGATTATAATAATCAAGCATTACAGAATTATAATAATAATCAAGCAGTACAGAATTATAATAATAATCAAGCAGTACAGAATTATAATAATCAAAAGTTATTACAAACTAAACAATTAAGATTTCAACCATATATAGTTCAAGACCAAACACAATTATTATATCAATCAATCAATCAACCAACATATCAATCAATAAATCAACCAACATATCAACCAATAGAACAAACAATAGAACAACCAACAGAACAACCAACAGAACAACCAACAGAACAACCAATAGAACAACCAACCTATCAAACACAATATCAAACAACAGAACAAACACAATATCAATCATCATATCAACCAACCTATCAAACACAATATCAATCATCTGCACAACTACAATATAATAATCAACAATATATAGATTTACAAAATAAATTATTAGAAGTTCAAAAAAAATTAGATTTTGTAAATAATCTTAATAATAATGATATAGGTTGTGAAATAAAAATAAATAAAATAAAAACTGATATGAATAAACAAGTATCAGATATTAATAATAATTTAAAAGCATCAACAGATAACTATATTAAATTATTATTTACTATTTTATTAAATAATCAAGTGTTAAGTCAGAATGAAATAGATAATATAAAATCTAAAATAATTAAAGGGGATATAGATAATAAGACTGTAATTTCTTATTTGGAAGATAAAATGAAACTAGCTAAAACTATATCAACAAATGCAAATGACGGCGTTTTTAATAGTATAAATTCATTAGACAATATATTTAATAAAAAATGGAATGTACCAATGCCAAGACCACCTGTATGTTTATCAGATGATCCAATTAAAATTAAACAAAATGATAATTTTACAAGTTTATATTCTGCATATGGTTAATAATAAAAATTAAATTTATTTATCCTATTAATTCTAACTAAATTATTAATTTCATTTTCAGTTAGTACTTTAAATTTCATAATTGTTTTATAAAATTTACTTTTACTATTGTTTTATAAAATATCAATATTATTTATTATTTATAGTTAAATCAATTTTTTTATTATGGGATATATATTTTTTATTATAATACATAAATTCATTATATATTTCAGCACTATATTTACAATTATTAAAAGTAATGTTATACCATATTTTTGATAATTTATTTGCATCTTTCCATTTCATTTTATTTTCTTCAAGTAATTTAATAAATACAAGTCTTTCATTAAATCTTTTATTAGATTCACAATTAAATTTAGTAATTGTTTCCATATTATTTAAATAAGTAATAGTTAATTCAGTATCCATATTAGATAGGTATTAATATATAAATATAAATATATATCAATTTTTTATATATTAATATCTAATGTTAATTAATGATAAATATAATATTATTAATACTAATATTTATAATAATTTATTACATTTATAGTTCAAAACAAGAAGATTTTGACGAAACAAAGATTAAAACAGCTGAATTTGCTAAAATAAAAATTAAAGAATTTAATCATAAATTTTATCAACCTTATATTGATAAATATTTTAAAAAAATAGATATTATTGATTTAACAAAAATTCCTGTTAGAAATGATGGAATTATTTTTTGTTCGGTTGCATCTTATAGAGATAAACAATGTCCTCAAACCGTAAAAGATATGATATTAAAAGCTAAAAATCCTGAAAAATTAGTTATATGTATTTGTCAACAAAATGATGGAGCAGATCAGTCGTGTTTTGATAATTATGATTTGAAAGGTGCAAAAATAATAAAAATTATTTTAAGTGATAGAGAAGCTAGGGGACCCTGTTGGGCTAGATATTTAATTCAACAAAAATGGTCGGGAGAAGAATATTTTTTACAAATAGATTCACATATGAGATTCGTTCAAGATTGGGATATGAAATGTATTAAGGATCTTAGTAGCTTACCAGATAAATCATGTTTAACTAATTATGTTGCTAATTTTGATTTAGCAACGGGATTACCTGATGCCGGTGTAAATAAACAATTACGTGGACCATTAACTATTGATAATAAAGAAACTTCAGAACATGATGGGTTTTTTAGAGTTAATAGTAAATTTATTGCATTTGCTGAAAAACCAATGTTAGCATATGGATGGGGGGCTTGTTTTTCTTTTTCAAAAAGTGATTTATTACATGATGCCCCATATGATCCTTATACACCATTTTTATTTTTTGGGGAAGAAATGGATATTTGGGCTAGAATGTATACTAATGGTTGGTATGTTTATGCCCCATCAGTACCTATATGTTTTACTAGTTTTGATAGATCATATCGCCCTACATTTTGGGAAAATCCAGATCAAGGTCCAACAGAATTTCTTTGTAGATTAAGATTATATTATAGATTTGGATATTTAAAAGAACTACCAGAAGAATTAAAAATTGGTTTGGATAAATATAATATGGGAAATAAAAAGACTTGGCAAGAATTTTTAAATTTTTGTTTAGATGAATTACAAGCTTAAATAATTTAATATAGATAATTAATTTAACCAAATATAGATAATTAATTTAACCAAATATAGATAATTAATTTAACCAAGCTAAAGATCCTTGACCGCTCATAATTCTTAAAATTTGATATTCTTTTACAACTGTTGATAAATTAAAAGGTTCATTAAGAACATTAGGGTCATTAGTTAAATTTAATACAATATTATCAAATTTATTGAAATTTAAATGACCGGATGGTTGTTTATCAGTTGGATTTAATGAAAAAGTATTGGTATAATAACCTAGTGGTGGGCTATTATAAAATTTTTGATAAGGGATAACACTACTATAATAATTATAATCTAATTGGGGCATAAAATCAATACCATTTGATTGTATATTTAAGGTCTGTATAGGACTATATTCAAAAATATTTTTATTATTTTTATATAAATTAATAAAATATAATTTCAATTTCAATATCTGGGTATTTAAATTTATATTTAATAAATATTTATCCATAACAAATAACACGTAATGTATATCATATTGATTTAATAATGGATCTGAATTAATTAAACTTAAACGGGTACTATTATTTAATAATATTTCTTGATTATTATTTTTTAAAATTTGATAATCATTAACATACATTATATTGTTTTCAGTAATAGTATTAGTTTTATTATATAAAATAAATGAATTATAAACTGTTAAATAATAATTATATTTAGTATCATATTCATATGTAATTTGTTGATAAGCATTGGTATTTGGATGATATATTGGTTTAGCAATCCAAAAAATATCCTTAATTAAATTATTATATCTAAGATTAATTGTTTGTTTTTGTTGATAAATTAAACTATCTGGATATGTTATAAATCTTTCAATTATATATTCATGTCTATGAGAACCAAATAATAATCTTTCTGGTGTATCTAATAAAATACTATCTAATCCAATTTCTATATTTATTATAGGATTAATAGAAAATGTTGAATTAATTAAATTATTAGATACAATATTATTTAAATTATTAATTTGATATTTTAAAGTAAAATCAACATATGGTAATGAAATTAATGGTAATGCTAATGTTGAATTATAATGGAACCAAAAAATTAAAGGTAAATAAACTTGCCAACCTAAACTATTTTCTCTAATTTTTATTAATTTATCACTTTGTTTTCTTTTTTCGTCAGTAATATAAAAATTATAAAAAACTTTAAAAGTATCTTCAGTTAATGTTTCTATTAGTTGGTCGCCTAAAAATAAACTAATTGATTGAAATAATTTTGAAACATTAAAAATAGGTTTTTCTAGAATAGTCGTATTATTAATATTATTTGATGTTTGAACTTTCATATTTGTTGATCTATTAAAATTTCTTGGATTAAATACATTGTTTAAATCAATTGTTGTTGTTATTGAACTCATATAATATTTAGCTAAATTTATTGTATTACTAAAATTAAATGATTTAGTATTTTCATTTATAAATATATAAAATGAATTAATATTTTCTTGATAATAAAAATTTGCATTTTGATACGAATTTTGATAAAATACCAATGATAAAACATCAATTATTAAACTATTGAATTCTATTTTATAATCTTGCTTTTTTAAAATTTCATTTGATGCAACAATAATTTCAGTAGGTGTATCCCATAATAATAATTTTACTTGATATTTTATATCACCTATTAAACTAACATTTAATATATTTATTTCATCTATTGGTTCTATTAATATTATTTTATATAGATATAATCCAATGGTATTACCATATTGATCGTATGGTATAAAATAAACATTATTTATATTTTGTATATTATTAATTAATGTTACATTAGCAACCATATTTAATTTAGATTTAAAAATTTGGGATGGGGATTTATATACTTGTATAAAATTAAAACCACCAGAGATTGTTGAATAACTAATAACAATTAATTGTTTATTATTAACATATATATTATTATTACTAATTAATTCATTATTAATATAATATGTATAATTACTACCATTATCTAAATTAAATAATAATGGATAATCAAAAATAATATTATTATTATTTGGATTAAATATATATTGACTTATATACCATGTATTTACAATATACATTGATTTATTTATTAATGTATTTTCAGTATAATTAATATTTAATATAAATTGTATATTACTAGTAATAGTTAAATTATTAATACTTGCTAGATCTCCCAATAAATAATTACTAGTATCTGCAATCCATATTACAGAATTACTTAATAAAGTATATGTTTCATAAGTTTGATATAAATATTTATCAAAAGTAATTATTGATATTACTTCAATTGGTGGCGTTTCACCTATATTTGCATAATGAGTTAAATTAGTAATTTTAAGTTGTTTATCTATTTGAGTAATTAATATATTTTCATCATAAAAAATAATTTCAATAGGTATATAGTTATTATTTAATTGAAAATTAATTGGTATAATATTTGTTGAACTATTTATATATTGATTATAGTTTAAAAATGGACTAGTTAAATTTAACTTATATATAAAAGTAAATAAATTTTGTGAAAAATATATATTAAATAAAATAATAATAGTTATTGTTTGTGGTAAAACTATTGGTGTATTAATAAAATAATTGCCACTAATATCAATATTTAATGGATAAAGTATATTTTGATATTTTACATAAGTTGAATTAGCTATAAAATTAAAATTATTTTGATAAAATATTAAATAGTTATTTATTTGTTTTTTTAATCCAACATTTTTATAAATTTCCAATATATTATTTATTTCAATATTTATTAAAGATGCAACGTGTACAGTTTGAGTATCAAATTTATAAATAGTTAATTGTGTATTTTTATAATTAACATAATCAACCAAATTAAAATCAATATTTATAATTTGTAATAAAAATAATTCTCCCAGATATTCTGATACTAAATCATATTTGGTTAATCCAATAATAGAATAATTAGTTTGAGTATTAATATCATTTTCCAAATAAAAATCAAGTTCTAATGGATATTTTTGTAAATTAAATAAATAAGAATCATAATATATATCATAAAAATTTATTTGGTATATAACTTCTGGTATTATTAAATCATTTGATAAATAAATTTTATATGGATATATTGGATCTGAATTAATTATATATTGATTATTTTGATTAGTATAATATGATGTTAATATTAAATAATCTTCAATATATATTTCATTACTACTCAAATCAATATTATTTGTTGAATTAAATGTAAAATTATTTCCAAAATAATTTACTATTTTATTATATTTTGGCGATACAGTATATTCTAAATATAATGTATTATTAAAATTCATATTTAATTTATTTAATGTACTTTTATAATTATTCCAAATATTATTAATAAATAATTTAATACTATTGAAATATTTATAATTTTTATTTTCATCTAGATCTTTATAAATATTTGTATTAATTGATGTATAATATAAACCATAATTATATAATGTATTTAATAATTCATTAACTTCAATACCATAACTAGAATAATTATTAATATTATTAACTAAGCATGTTATTTCAATATTTATATTTGATATGTTTCTACTTATTATATTGTTATTAGATAATAGATATTGATTATTAAGATAATATTTTCTTTTATTATTACTAAAATATAATGTTGTATCTGTTTCATCAGAAAAAATTAAATAGTATCCATTAAAAGTAGCATTAATATTTAACTCAAATAGATAAGCATTTATTCTTTCAATAACATTTAACCAAAAAGTGGAATCATTTATCCAATATTTTAATTGGGTTAGTATATTATTTAATAAATCAGTTTGTATATTTATTTTATTTATTTCATTATTATTAGTATTTATAAAAATTAATAAATTACTAAGATATGACAATTCATCATTAGTAAAAAATACATTAAAACTAGTATCTTGATATACAGTTTTAGTTATGGAATTATAAATTATATTTCCAAAATTTAATATTGAACTAACATTAAATACATTATTAGCTGATAATAAAGACCAACTAGACCAAGTTTTAATATTATTTAAAATATAATATGGTTCTATTTGATTTAATAAATTAATTTTACACATAATTTCTGGTACAGTTTTAAATAAAGTTAAATTATTAAAATAATCTATAACTGTATCTGTTTGAGTATATAATTGGGTTTCATTATTTATTAAATTAGGGATCTGATTATTAGTAAATATATAAGTAGTTGAATTATAAATATAATTTTGATTTATTGCTAAATATGGATCACCTATAGAATAATTATTTTGTTGATTTAAAAAATATTCTGTTTGTTCTAGGGTTAATATTTTATATTTATATGCATCACCAATTGTATCTAATACTGCTAAAACTTTATTTACAATTTTTTCTGTAATAGTAGTATTTAATATTCTAGTATCATTATGATTTTGTAAATTAGTTTTAAATGTTTTGTTAATTGGGTTTGAAGATTGTAAATAATTAATATTTTTAAGATAAATATAATTTATGGCATTACCTAAATATATATCACTAACTAAATAATATAAATTATTTAATACAATAATAGAATAAATAGTTGTTGAATTTTCATTAATATAAATATCTTGATTTATAAAAATACCGGCATTCAAAATTTCAAGATAAAAATTATTATTTTTATAAAAAGGAACACCATTAATAATAATTGGATATTTATACCAGATATCAACTAAATCTATTTTATTTATTATTCTAGTTTTTTTAAAAAAATAATTATCATCAAAAATAAAACTATAATCAATAAAATTTATTTGTATTTTATATATTTTATCAAGATAAAAATCAGAATTTAATGCTATAACATTAGTATATATAAATAAATTATTAGGATAAATAATTTTAACTAAATGTACAAAAAAATCTTTTTCAATTGTAATTTCTAATAATAAATGATATGAACCTATATATAAATTGGAATTAATAGTATTATAATTATTATCTATTTGTTGATAATTATTAACCCAAAATGTTGTATTTAAATTAGTATTTATTGTATTTAAATTAGTATTTATATTAAGAGTATTATTATTTAATTCATAACCTACTATATTATTAGAAATATCATAATTCATTGGTCTATAGTTATTAATTTCATAAATTGAATAATCATGAGTTATATGTAAAATTAATGGTGTTAGATAAATATCAACATTAGATAATATTACTAAATTTATTGGGTTATATACTGTTATTATAATTGTTGTATCACGATAAATTAATGATTTTATAAAATTTATAGTTGAACCAATACGAATAGGTTGATTATAATAAAAATATATATTTGTAATTTTATTATTATTTAAATCTATGGTATAATTATCAATTATATTACCTTGTAGATAAATAACACATGTATTATCTAATGGTACGTCATTAATATATTTATTTAATAGTAATTTATTATCAAAAAATAATTTTGTTTTTTGAATAGTAGCTATACGAACAAATATATTTGAATTATAATACTTTACTGGAATATTTAATGGTGAATAAAATATAGAATTAATTTCAATAAAATCATAATTATTTATATTTATATCATTACTATTAATATTACCACTACCATCTATTATTATATTACTAAAATTAAATGGTTGATATGGATAATAAAATTTATAAAAACCATTATTTAATAATAGTTCATTTGTAAAAAATATTTGTTTATTAGTTATGGTTTTAATTATATAAATATTATTATTAATAACTAAAATATCTTTATGATTTATATTATCAAATTCATTAACTAAATAAAATTTATTATTATTTACATAAACTGTTATAGTAGTACCATTTTTATTATAATTAAAAATATCAAACTTTAATTCATCAGTTGTTTTATAAACTAAAATATTATTATTTATATAATAGTCGCCAATATTTAAATTATTAGTATCTAAACTATATATTAATGGTTCATAATTAATATTTATTGGTAAATTAATACTTGATTTATTATTTGGTATTCCTAATGAATAATAACCATTTGAATTTAATAAATTATTTGATAGATTATTATAAATTAATTTTAAATCATAAAATTTTGTAAAATAATTTAATCCAAGTACTTGAAATAAACAATTATTTATTAAAATTAATTCATTATTACTAAAATTATTATACTTATATAATATTATTTTATAATTATTGTCATTATCACATATTACTGTAATATCATTATTATTAAATATTATATTTGAAAAAGAATAATATATATTTAATTGATAGTTATTATCTAAAATAAAATTAGTTGTATCAATAAATATACCATTACTTGTAGAATTAATAATATGAGTATAATAATAATTATTATTTTGAATAATTAAATATGAAGCTTCTAATAAAATATTAATATTAGTAATATCAAGATAAATAAAACTATTAGTAAAATTTGTAATTTTTATTTTATTAAGAAATAAAAGAGTTGGTATAAATTTATTTGATGGATTAAAATTTAATTCTTGTATATTGTAATTTAAATTATTTGTAAATAATGAATTCAAATAATATTTATTAACTAATTTACGATTACTATAAGTATAATAAATGTTATTATTCAATTTTAAATTATTGTTAGTATTAATAATTATATTTGGTAATGCACCAATAAATTCTATTCCATTAATTATAGTAAATAAATTTAAATTAAATTCATTAATATAAATAGGTTCAGTTATTGAATTATTAGAATATATAAAATTATTTGTTGAAAAATAAGTCCAGAAATAAATAGGATATATATTATTTATTAATAATTTCCATTTATAATTGCTATTATAAATAAAACCTGTTGTGTCATTAAAACTAATACTATTTATTGTAAAATTACTATTTGAAAAAATACTAATTGATGGTTGTAATGATGTTATACTAGTAATACCAGTTGGAAAATTAATAGTTAATGTAGTAAAGGTACTATTAAGTGTTGGTATAATTGATAATATTATAAAAGAATTATTAAATATTTGATTATTGTTAATCCAAGAAAAATTAACTTGTGGATAAGTAATATTATTTTCTTTATTTTTAATAATTAATGGTCTTATAAAATATGTATTTGTAATATTATTATATAAATTAATTTCAATAGTTTGTTCTAGGGATGAATTAATATATACCGATGATATATCATAATAAATAATATTATTATAATTATCATTAAATATAGAATCAATGACATACTTATTTTCTGTAATGTTACTAATTGGTATTTTATTTGCACTATATAAAATATTATTAGAAAGATCATAAATATTATTTGGCACTGTTGAAATATGACCGATTAGATTTTCTTTTAAATATAGTTCTTCATAGGTAACAAATAATGGATAATAATTTATAAAATAATTATTATCTAATAAATAAATTGTTAAAAATAAACCAGTCTTATAATAATTTAATTGATTATCATTAATTATTATTTGATAGTCTATATTTTGTAAATATATAATACTATTATTAATTAAATAATAGGAATTTATTGGAATAGTTAATAAATTATTAAATTGTATAATAATTTGTTTTTGATTTATATAAATAATACCACTAATATCATATTCAATAAAATTTAAATTAGATAATGGAATTAAACTTAATTCATAATTACCGGTAAATGTATTATTACTTAAATCATTAATATTTAAAATATAATTATTCAATTTTATATAATTATTTTTTGAATTATTAATAAATATATCTTCATTTGTATTAATTGCTACTAATGAATTATTTACAAATTTAAATGGTGGTAAATCTAAATAATAAATATTATTTGAATTTAAATTAATTATACTATTAGATGAATCAATAAATATAAAATTAAAAATATTAAATTGTTTTATAACTGGATTAAATATATTATTAATATAAAAATTATTTATAATATTTAAATCATTATTATAATAATTAAATTGGTAAGCCTCATGGATATTAACTTTATTAATATGAATTAATATTTGATTAGTTATAGTACTAAATATAGGATTTATAATATCATTTATAGTATTAATATTATATGTACCAATAAAATAATCTAATTGAAACATGTCTAATTGAGTAGTTGATATTAATTCAATATTATTATTATAATCAAGAATATTAAAATAATAAATATTATTATTATTATAAAAACAATTACCAAGTTCACCTATTAAAATATTAGATAAATCAACATTTATTTTATAATAATATATGGTATTTATATAATTAAAATTTGTATTGGATGAAATATCAATTATATTACATAATTTTGAATTATAAAAAAATATATTACTATTAATTAAATAAGCTTCTGTTAATAAATATATTTTGGTATTATCTAATTGAATATATAAATAATTAGATATATCAATGGTATTTGTAAAATTAATAGTATTATTGGTAATATTTATTGGTCCTAAATAATTAAATTTATTATTTTGAAATGTATTATTAATACTTTTAATTATTTCAGTAGTATATTGATTATCAAAATTTATAACTGTGTTAAAAGTATTAGATATTAATATATTATTATTTATTATATTTGATATATCTATTTTATTATTATTATAATAAATACCATTAAAATTAATATTATCTAATGGATATAATAATTGTATTTGATAATTATTTCCATAATCATATATATTTTCATCTAGGGTATTTATTATATTATTTAAGCTTGTATATGATTCCAAATATTCATTAGTATTTGTTACTATTTGATAATCTAAATTTTGAGAAATATAGGTAATTTGTTCCTGAAAATATATAGATACATTACTTAAATAATAAATTAAATCGCTGGATATTTTTCTATTTGGTAAATAACTCACCGCCGGATAATTATAAATATTTAGTAATAAACCTTGAATTACACTATTTGATATTATCGTATTATTATTACCATAAATATCAATAAATAATTTATTACTATTATTAAAATCATTATTACTATAATTTATTAAATCATAATTATTTATATTTTTTATATTTGATAATACAGTTTGTGAGGTTGAACCATAATAAGTATTATTTGTTAAAAAATCTAAATTTAAATTTAATAGTATTTGTTTAGATTGTTCTAGTGTATTTATAATACTTGTATACAAAGGATCATTATAAATATTTTCAAATTGTTGATTTATATTATTAACTAAATTAAAATGATTTATTGTAATTAATAAATTTTCTGGTTCATATAAAGTTGAAATTGTTTTACCAAAAAATTGATTTGAATTTAATGGCAATATTATAGTAATTAAATAATTATTTAAAAATAAATTAGAATTAATTAATCTAGTATCATAACCAGTATTTATTAAAAAAGGTATATTATAAAAATATAAATATGGAGCTATATAATTATTACTTATATCAGTACTACCAGTTAATGAAAGAAATAACATTGGTGTTTGAAATGTAAAATCCATTAAATCAGAAATATTATTATTATTAGTATAATAATTTATATAATTCATAAAAGATGGTATATATTCATTATCTATTTCTCTAACCGTATAAACAACTGGTTTTAAAACATCATTAACAATAAAACTACCATTAGAATATCTTAAAATTATATAAGTATTATTATACACCAACCAATATGTTTTAAGGGGATCATATACCCAATCATTACGATTATTAATAATAAAGGTATTATTAATTATTGTTGTTGCATCCTTGGTTGCTACATCTAGATATTTTATATAAATAAATTCTAAATCAATACTAATTAAATCAGATTTATTAAAAGTTAAATTATCATTACTTATTAATTGATAATTACCATTTATATTTTGAATATCAACTAAATATTTTTGTATATTATTATTTATATTAATGCTTACTAGTTTAAAATAATATAAATAATTATTAATAACAGTACTAGCTTTGAATATTAAATTATTTAATTGAAAAGCATCAGTTGATATTATTTCATCATTAATAATAATATTATTTACTTTATTAAAAATATTAATTGTATTAAAATTATTATTAGGTATTAATGCATTTGTAAATAAAACAATAGGCATTTGAATTGAATGTGTTTCATATAATAATAATTTAGTATTAATATTTGGTAAATAATTAAAAGTAAGTGTTAATATAAAATTATTATTTACAAATTTAATTGCATTATATGTAATTGTATTATAAATAATATAATATAACGTATTATCTTTTGAATTATTATCCCAGTTATTTATTGTTATTGTATAACCATCTAATTTATAATCAATAATTTCATAAATATTTTTAATAGTTAAATTATTATATGATTTTATATTTGCTTCATTTAATGAAATAGGAGCATTATTAATATTTAATTGGGTTATATCTATTGTATTTATACTTGATAATAATGTTGTAAATTCTATTTTATTTAAATTAACACAACCAAAAAAAGATGTTGAATAAAACATTTCCATAAAATATTTTTTAATATCACTTAATAATATTAAATTTTTAATATTAAAATTTGTATAAAATGTTAGATTACGATTAACATCATACGAATCATATAAACCAGTATTATTTAAATTATTTGTATTATGTTGCTGATAATTTAAAAAATAATAATTATTTATTTTATTTCGCCAATATACCAAAAACATATTATTTGAAAAAATTAATGAATTAGATAAACTTTCAACTAATTTATAAGCTAAATAAGGATATAAAATCATTAAATCTACTGGATATATCGTTAAATTTTTTACAATATTTGGTATTGCATAAATCTTAGCATTAGATGTTTCCAAGTTATTATAATTATTTAATTGTTCATTAATTTTTTGATTTAATAAATTTGTATTAGTTGCCGAATTATAATCATCAAAATTTATATATTTTGTAGTAGTATCATATTGATTTGTAAATGTACTCAATATTATAAATAATTCTGATTCACTATGTATTGACATTAAATTAAATAATTGATTTATATTATTTTCTGCAATTGAATAATTTTTTTTATATATTTCAATTAATGATAATGTTAATGTTAATAAAAATGGGTCCATTGATATATTTAAATTACTAGCCCATTCCCCAAATGTATTAAAAGTATTATTAATAAAATCTAAATTAGGCTTATTATTTATTAATAATTTATATTTTTTCCAAAAAGTAAATGTATTAAAAATTGTTGGATAAATTTGCAATAAAATATTATAAATAAAATTATAATTATATAATATTGTATTTGTTTGATAAGTTAAATAATTAAGTATATTATTTTGTAAACAATAATTATAAATAACATCAACATCATAATTTCCTATAATAATAAAATTAATATCTGTGGTATTTTGATAAATTAAATATTGATAAACCTCATTTAATTCATAATAATTTTTACTGTTTCTAACATTATTATAGTAATTGTAATATAAATAAAATTTATTATTAACATCATTTGATAATTTTTCAATATATGTTTTTTGTGTTATTAGTTGATTATTAAATTCATAATCAGTACTTGTTGTAATTGTATTTAGTATAACATTTTCAAAAAAATTATCATATCTAGATAATAATGATATAATAGAATTTATTTTACTTTCTTTAATATCAAATATAATACAATTATTAATAGCATTATATGAATTTATTATTTCTGGTATTAAATTATTAATAATATCTATATTTGAAACAATTGATAACGTAGAATTAATATTATATAAATGCAAATAATAATTTGGTATAATATTAAAATTATTATTTAGATAATATATATATGATACAACATTATTATAAATTATTTCTAAACTATTGATATTAAATGTTCTTGTTATTGTATTATTTTCTTTTACTTTTATAATATCAAAATATGGAATATCTATTTTAAAATACATGGATTTTAATAAATCACCTGTCCGATCAATTTTATAATTGTTAAATGTTCCAAAATTTTTATTACCTAAATTCTTTACGGTTTGTTGAATTGCAAAAGCTGAATATTTTTTATATACAGTTTTAAAAAATGTAATTTCAGGATTATATGTAAGAGGCGCATCTTTACTACCTGTTGCAACTAATTGTAATAATCCACCCGCCATATTAATTAAAATTATAAATTAATCTTTATAATAACTTTAATTTTATAAAAAAATAAAAATATAATGTATAGTAATGAGTAATTATTACTTACATATAGTCGCTTTAATTAATTGTCCCTATAGTAATGCATCTATTGAATTAGTCAAAGACCAAAAATTTAAATCAGTAATAACTAAAGTAGATAATAATAATAAAGATAATTATAAAACAGATGATATTGATACATTTCCACAGATATATTTAAAAAAAAATAATAATCCTGGCTCACTATTATTAGGAGGTCATACAGAATTAAAAAAATTTTTTGATACATTCCATGTGACAGAATATAAAAAAGAAAATGTTGATAAATTTATAGAACAAAATACAAGATGGACAAAAAAACCAGTATTAAGATTAATAGAATTAATTAATAATAAATAAATTATTAATTAATAAAAAAATACATCATTATTTTTGTAATATCCTATTTCAGTATAATTAACATCATATACTTTCCCTTTTTCTTTATTTTCATAATAATATGTATTATCATTAAGAACTATTTTATCTAATAATTCTTCATTATTTATTGAATAAATTATATAATCTGGTGTTGATACATTATTTAACTCTTTGGCTTTTAAATATTTACTTTTTAAAATATTTAAATCTAAATTTTCTCCTTCTGCTATTTTTATCAATAATTTATTTTTTTCATCAATTAATATTTGCGCATATTCTTTTTTTATTTTTTTTATATATTGATTAACCATATCATCTAACCCTTCAATATTGGTAATAAATTCATTTCTAAACAATTGTAATTCTTTGGATTTAGTCATTAATAATAAATAATATAGACAATAAAACCTTAATTCAATTTTTATTATAATTAAAATAAGAGTATTTATTAACAATCTTGAACATGAATCCAACAATAACTAATATCATTATTATTATAAATACCATTACGATTACAATTTATACATTTTTTTATAATTTTATCATTTTTAATAATTTCCTTATTATAATATGTTATAGGTATTGTTTTTTTATATTTTATTGTTCGGAACATATCATCAACTATTTGTGTTTCTATTTGTTGACATATTACCATCTGTTTTACTTCTTGATATAGTTTTTGGTGGTGTTCTATTTTCAATTGTTCCTGTATTTCTTCTGGTTCTGGTTTGATTAGTTGTTTCATAGACTTCTGGTTTGCTTCTTGATCTGGTTGTAGGTTGAGTTGTAGGTTGAGTTGTTTCATAGACTTCTGGTTTGCTTCTTGATCTGGTTGTAGGTTGAGTTGTTCTATTTTCTGTTGTTTTAGTTTTAATTTTATCATTTTTAGTATTTTTATTTACAACATTAGAAACTGTTTTATTCAATTTTTTACTTTCAGAACAATCAGTCATTACATCAGTCCAATAGTTATTATTATCTGCCCAACTACCATATATATTATATTTATACATAATTATATAAAATATTCTTATAATTTATATAATATTCAATTTTTATATAACTTTTTCTAATTGTAATTTATTTATTTTTTTATTTTAACTTTTCTCCCCCAACTTAAAAAAAGTGACATACTTTTTCACTTTAATAAAAATCATCAATGACTATCAATATAAATATTATAGAAAGTGTGATTTTATTATTATTTATGATGTTAAATATAAAATTATTGATATATAATTAATATGGTCTATGATATAACAATGGAAATAATAAGTAAAATAGTGTAAATGTTTTTGTAAATATTGTAAATGTTTTTGTAAATGTTTGTAAATATTTCATCTATAAAAAATTAAAATTAAAATTATTATTATTTTATTTATAATTTATTTATAATTATTTATTTCTAATTTATTTATTTTTTTATTTTAACTTTTCTCCCCCAACTTAAAAAAAGTGACATACTTTTTCACTTTAATAAAATTCATCAATGACTAGCAATATAAATATTATAGAAAGTGTGATTTTATTATTATTTATGATGTTAAATATAAAATTATTGATATATAATTAATATGGTCTATGATATAACAATGGAAATAATAAGTAAAATAGTGTAAATGTTTTTGTAAATATTGTAAATGTTTTTGTAAATGTTTGTAAATATTTCATCTATAAAAAATTAAAATTAAAATTATTATTATTTTATTTATAATTTATTTATAATTATTTATTTCTAATTTATTTATTTTTTTATTTTAACTTTTCTCCCCCAACTTAAAAAAAGTGACATACTTTTTCACTTTAATAAAAATCATCAATGACTAGCAATATAAATATTATAGAAAGTGTGATTTTATTATTATTTATGATGTTAAATATAAAATTATTGATATATAATTAATATGGTCTATGATATAACAATAGAAATAATAAGTAAAATATTGTAAATGTTTTTGTAAATGTTGTAAATGTTTTTGTAAATGTTTGTAAATGTTTAAATAAATATATTTATTTATTATTATGTTAAATTGTAATATATGTAATAAAATATATGCTAGTAAAAATAGTTTATATAATCATAATAAAAAATTTCATACAAATATAGAAAATGAAATTATTATTAAAAATTATTTATGTAAAATATGTAATAAAATATTTACTAGTAGACAAGGTAAATATCAACACGAAAAGATTTGTAAAAATAAAAAAGAAACAATACATGATTTGGAAATAAAAAAAATAGAATTAGAAAAAATTAAAGAAGAAAATAAATTAATTCAACTTAAAATAAAATTACAAAGTATAAATAAAATAGATACTAAAACATTCAAAGCATTAAATAAAATATTAATGAATAGAAGTTATATAAATAATACAGTAAATAATACAATAAATAATACAATAAATAATATTAATTTGATTAGTTTTGGTAAAGAAGAAATAGTAGAATTATTAACTAATCAAGATAAAAAAATGATTATGAATTCTAAATATTGTTGTTTAGAAAAAATGATTGAATTAACTAATTGTGGTTCATATAATCAATTTAAAAATATTATAATTACTAATATTAAAGATAATTTTTTGTATAAATATGATGATAAATTAAAATATTTTGTAATTGCAAATAAATTAGATACTATTAATGAACTAGTTAATAATCGGGTTATGGATATTGAAGTAATTTACGATGAATTATCAACAGCCAATAAAATAGATCAACAAACAAAAGATATAATATGTAGTTTTCTTAATAAAATTCAAGATGATAATATTAAATTTATTGATGAAAATGAAAATATAAATTATACAAATTATAAAGATTATAAAATAAATAAAATAAAAATATTATTATATAATAATCAAGATAAAATAACAAAAGACCTAGCATTGTATTTTAATTAATATATTGATTTAAAAAATTATAAATGTTAATTAATTAAATGTTCTTAATAGATAAATATAATTATTTATTATCTGATATAACTGCGGAACAACCATTTATTACTAAAATATTAGATAGTTTTAATAATCATAATATTATTTATAATAATTTAGATGAAATTATAAAAAAACCAAAAACAGAATTTGTAAAGATTGTTGATGATTTAGAAAGATGTGTTTGGAAATATTCAAATTTTCAACATTTAGTGGTTTATGGTTCATTAAATTCAAATAAAGAAAGTTTAGTTAATCTTATTTTAGAAAATATTTATGGTAAAAATAATATTGAATTAAAAGATTTAGAATATACAATTAATGGTTATGGTAATACTAAAACAAAAGTTAATATTAAACAATCTAAATATCATATTGTTATTGAACCTAATTCTAATGGTTTTGATAAATATTTAATTCAAGAAATAATACAAGATTATGCAAAAACAGAATTATTAAATATTTTAAAATATAAAAAATTATTCAAAGTAGTTGTAATTAATAAACTAGATAATTTATCTTATTACGCTCAAGCCTCGTTAAGAAGAACAATGGAAAAATATTCAGATAGTTGTAAATTTATATTTATATGCGACCAATTATCAAAAATTATTGAACCAATTAGATCACGTTGTATTTTATTAAGAACTAAATTACCATCTGAAGAACAATTATTAGATATGTTATTTAAAATAGCTGATAAAGAAGATATTCAATTAAAACCATATGAATATAATGAAATTATAAAAAAATCTGAATATAAAGTAAATACAGCTATTTGGTTATTAGAATTAAAAAAAAATGGTTTATCTTATGATAAAAATTGGGATAATTTAATTGATGATATAGTTTTTATAATTCTAAATAAAAAAAATTATAAAAATTCAAAATGTTTAACAAGTATAAAAAAAATTAGAGAAATATTTTATAATTTATTTATTACTAATATTCCAACACAAACAATAATTAGACATATTATGATTAAAATATTAACTAAAGTTGATAATTTAAATTTAAAAGTTAATATAATTGAAATAACATCAATATTTGAATTAAGATTATCACAAGGAACCCGTAATATAAATCATTTTGAAGGCTATTGTATTAGATTAATATATTTATTTGATATGTATTTTAATGATAAACCTTATAAATATAATTTAGATATATTAGAAATATAAATATAATTATTATCTAAAATAATTATAATGAACTTTGATTTATTTGGTGATAAAATAAATTTAATTTATAACTATGTATATAATAATGATGAAAATAATTATGATATTGAAAGAATAAATTTACAAAAAATAAATCCATCAGATATAGAAATATCTGGCGGTAAATTATCAGACAATATTTTAAAACAAATTAAAAATAATAGTTTCCAATTTTTATTTTTAATAAATAATGATATATATTTAAAAATTATAACTGATAATATTTCATCAATAATTAAAATTAGTATTTCTAAAAAATCATTTAATGATAATTTAATTTCATATATTTTAAGTGAATTAGTATTGACCCATAAAACAAATCATATATTATTACCTATTATGAATATAACAATAAAATTATCTGATATTAAAGATATATTAAATAATTTTAATTTACCTGAAAAAATAGAAAATATATTAGAAAAAGAAAAAAATATATCTTTAAAAATTAGAGAAGGCTTTTTTAATTTAACAACATTAAGAAAATATATTAATGAAAATACAATAAATTATAAATCTTTATTATTTAAAATTATTCATACATTAGTAATTATTAGACAGAAATATAAATATTTTTCACATAATAATTTAATACTTGATAATATATTTGTATATATAAATAAAAATATAAATGTATCCACTTATGACGAATATAAAATAAATAATAAAATATTTTATTTACCAGAAGAAATATATGATATTAAAATTACTAATTTTGAAGATACTATATTATTTAATACTAAATTAAATTTATTAGATGAAATAAATGATGAAAAATTAGAAGATATGGAATCAGATATTAAAAGTTATGATAATTCAAGTACAACAGAAAATATAACAAAAACAGATGATAGTATAATAAAAACAGATGATAGTATAACAAAAACAGATGATAGTATTGAGATTATTGAATATCCTAATAATATATATGATTTAGTAATATTATCTACTGATATATTAAAGGAAAATATAAATATTGATTCAATATCTAAAATTTTTCTAACTAAATTAAAGGATATGAAAGATAATAATAATATAGAAAATTTATTAAATGATGAGTATTTTAATGAATTTAATGAAAAGAAACAATTAAAAGTAAAAATTTATAATGGTACCAGAATTATAAATACTAATATTAAATGTAAGCTTAATTCAAATTGTGAAAATGTATTGGGACAACAAAAAAATATTAATATAAATAATAAAAATATTAATAAAGATAATAGACATATAATAAGAGTTTATGAAAAAAATAATAAAATTAAACAAAAAGGGGGTAGTAATACTGTGTTACCTTATAAAATGGAAAAAAATAATCCATTTAAAACTAATGATGAAAGAAAAACATTTACTAAAAGTTTAGAAGATAATCCTCCAGTTAAAACACCACCTGTATTATTAGAACAAACAATATATGATACAACCACACAAAAACCTCAACGTCAAGAACCACCACCAACTTATATACCGTTATATAATGCCGAAGGTAATGCAATGGCGTTACCATATGCTAATATTATAAATCCAGAATATAAACAACCAATACAAAAAGTATATAATATTAGTCTAGCAAATCCTTTACATGATTTTTCAACTGTAAGTAGAATTTATGAAGATATTATTCCAGGTGATCCACGATCATTTTCATTTACTACTATTTATGAAAGAACCCAATTAATTAATTTTATGAGAAATTTAATTAATGTTAATATTGATGGTGAAGCAATGAATGTAACAGGTGGTAAAAATTCATTATTATCATCAATAAAATTATTAGATTTAAATCCATACACATTAAGTAAAAATCCATTTATGGAACTGGGTAAAAACTTTTTAATTTATGGTGCTGCCTATCCTATTAGATATGATGAACAAAAACATAGTGTTAGTATATCTAGATCGGCTCACGGTGTTAATGTTAGATTATATAATATTATGTTAGGAGAATTAATAGGAAATACAATTAATAAAGATATTGATAATTTTAATTTTGATTTATGGCGGGAATTAAAATATTATAAATATATTAAAGAAAATATAGTAGATAAAAAAATATCACCTAATTTTATTTGTCCTATACTAAATAAAAGAGATAAATTATCAAATGTTAATTGGAATAAATTAAGTAAATTACAAAATAAACAAAATAATCAAAATAATCAAAATAATCAAATTGCTAATTATAATGATTTAACTATAAAAGCTAATTTATTTTCTAACCAACCATTAACTAAATTAATAAATCCAATTGTAAATTTAAATAATAAAGATATTAAATTATATTATTTAACTAATACTATTACAGTAGACATTGAATATACTAATCTTGTAAATAAATTAAGTCCATATATAAATATTAAAATAATATTATTAGATGCAAATGATACAACAAATACATCAATAATATCTAGATTTAATATACAAAAATATCCTTCAGTAATTTTTAAAGTTGATGACAAACATATACCATATACTAATGATATGATTGCTGATGATATTATCCGTTTTATTACTAATAATATTATAACATTAAATAGTCTTATTGATATTACTGTTGATTCAGGTGAGACATTAGTTTTATTAACTGAAGCACCTAATAGTAATATTATTAAATGGGCTTCACCATTATATGAATCTAAAGGTTCATTAAATAAAATGTTAGCAACTGGTTTTCATAAAGCTAATGTATGGGAATCCGTATTATTTCAAATAATGTATATCATGTATATATTACAAAAAGAAACAATTTATTTTGAAGAATTTTCATTAGAAAATAATATTTATATTAAAGATTTATATTATGAACCAAATACATTAAATTATTGGATTTATAATATTGATGGTTTAGATTATTATGTACCTAATTATGGTTATTTAGTTTTATTTGATTCTAAATATAATGATACTATTTCAAAAAATTATAAAATTTTATCACCTAAATTATTTCCTAATATGAATGATAAAATAGATAATAAAAATGATCCAATTAATTATGATAACGATATTAAAAATTTAATATTTAATCAATTCAAAGAAACATTTGATAGTAATATATTTACATCCCAATTAAAACTTTTAGGGGGATTATCACCTGAAGCTGAAATAATAACTTTATTAAATAATATTCATAATGATACATCATTAGGCACAGATATAAATAAATATATAAGAAACTATTTTAATAATTATTTTAATAATCGTATAGGAACAACATTATTAAGAACAGAAAAAGAAATAGTAAATATACTTAATAGACCACAATTTAATAAAGCTGGCTCATTACTAGTAAAACAAGAACGTTATGATGAATTTAAATGGGTATTATTTGAATCACAAGTACCAAAAACTAATTTAATAAATATTATTACTAAAGATAATACTAATACCATAATTAATGAAACAGTTAATCCTTTTAGATTATTTAATTATCCTTTACCAATAGGACCAAATAATATAGTAGAAAATAATATTATAGAATTATTCAAGTAAATTATTTAATATTACAAATAAAGGTGCAATTAAAGCTGAATATAAACACCAAAGACCAGGACTACAATTATAACTATTTATACTAATTATACTTGTAATAATATAAATTAAAGCAAATATAATTAATAATTTATTATCACTAGTTAACATTTTATAAAGAATTAATATATACATTACATATAATAAATAGGTAATTATATCATTATTTAAAAATTCCCATTTAATACATTTATTTATTGATGCATTATTAAAATTATTGCTTAATGCATAATAACTAATATAACTACTAATAAATATAAATATATATAAATAATAATAATTAATATCTATTATTTTACTAATTAATAAAAATAATATTAAACCATGAAAACTTACATTTATTAATATTAATTGTGAAAATATAGACGATGCATTATCACCATAAAAATAAATACATGCTTCAAATAATTGTACGAAACTATAAAAAATAATAAATTTACCAATCTGTCTATATTCAATTTTATTATTTTTATTTATTAGTAAATAACCAGATATTATACCAGTTAAAAAAGCAAATATTGATGTTTCAATATTTATACACATTTTTATTATTATTATATATATAATATTTATATATATAATAATTTAATTTACATCATATAATTTAATGTTTATCAAATATATTTATATTATAATGATAGATTATTCCATTTAATTTTATCCTGATTATTTTCTAATAAATTAATTACATTTGTATTTTCTAATAAATAAAACCAATTATTTTTAGTTATTCCATCTTCTTTATGTAAAATAAAATCTTTTAATGTATATATATATTTAAATTAATTTACGTTTTTTAGTATCCATTTCATTCTGAACATTTAAATAATTTATATTATAATTATTAGTTAAATTATATATAGTTAAATTATTAGTTAAATTTCTATATTTATCATTTACTTGGTTATTTTCTTCCTCTAATTTTATATATTTATCATTAAATTGGTTATAACAATTAATCTCAATTTCTCTAATAGCTCTTACATTTTTATAGTCGTCTTTTAATCTATCATATTTAGTGGTTAAATTATTATAATCAATAGTTGATTTAGCTAAATCAGCTGTTAATTTATTATTATCATTAGTTAATCTATCATTTTCTTTATTTAATTTATTTTTATCAACAGTTAAATTTTTATTATTAGCGGTTAATTCAGTATTAGTACTAATTAATTTAATATTTTCTTTATTTATATACTCCATATCACTAGTCATTTTATTTTTATGTTCATGTGATAATGATCCTTTTTTTAACATATTTATAATATTTATACCTTTATCTATAACTCGCATTAATAAATATAATTAATGATTAAAATGTTATTGTTTCATTTTTTTATAAATTTGTAATTAAATTAATGGTAATAATATCAATATAATTCATATATGTATTTAATGAATATATTAAATAATTATTTAATTCTATTGAATTATTATTTAATATTTCATCTATATAACCAAATATAACTCCTAACCTTTTTACAGTCCATATACTATTTAAATGTTTATAAATATCTTGTTTAATTTTTCCACCAGTAGAATCATAATTTGATAATATTGAATTAGGATCAACATCATTATTATCTATAAAAGAAGTAACAATATTCCTAAGTTGTTCTATATTATAAATAATTTCACTCCGTTGATATGTTTCTTTTAATTTATCAAATGTATCTAATAATTTATTAAATAAATGTATAAATTTCTTTTTATTATCAACAGATAAATAATATTTACAAGCAAAAATAATTGGAAAAAATATAATATTAATATCATTTTTAGAATCACGATATATATATCTAACTGTACCTTGAAAAACACCAACATCCTGAATAATAAATTTATTATTTATTATTGCAATTTTTGTACCAACCGGTTTGTATGCACAAATAAATAATTTTATAATAATAGATAACGGATCTAATGTATCATTTTTGTTTTTATTTATAAAATCTTTAATAAATTCCATATTTATAAATAAAAGAAAATATTAACTTAAATAAATAAATAAAAATAAATAAAATAAAAATAAATATTTATTTACAACTACAATTATAATAACATTTCTTAACTTTACAATAACAATCAATACATATTTCGTGATTACATATTGGTAATGTAATACTTAAATTATCATTATAACAAATAATACAATTTTTTATATTATTTGTATAAGTAGCAACAACAATTTTATTTTTATAAGTTTTAATTAGATGAGACTTTTCTAAATTTTTTAATATGTTGGTAATCAAATCATTAACCATATTAATTTTTATTAAAAAATTATAAATATTTAATTTATTATTATTAAAATAGGTTTGTAATAACTCATATGAATATTTACAATCTTTTTTAATTCCTTCAATTAGATATAATTCCATTCTTTCATTATTTCTTTTATAATAAAACATTGCAATATCATAATAATATTCACCCATTATATAATATTTTAACATATCATCATAATTATTTTTATATTTATAATATTCAGCCAAATTATACATTGATGTTTTATCATTATTTTCTATAGCAATTAAATAATATTTTAACATTAGTTCATAATCAGAATCATTATAATTATAAAATTCAGCTAATCTTGCATTAGCTAGAAAATCACCATTATCTATTGCCATTTTATAATATTTAACTGCATTTTCATAGGCTAATGGTATATCTTCCAATATTGGTTGTTCTGTTGTAATATCTTTTATATAATGATAATATATAGCCATATTATTCATTGCATCAATATTATTTTTTTCAATGGCTTGTAAAAAATAATCTTTGGTTTGATAATGGTCTAAATTATCCATATAATAATATAATCCAAATATATTTAATATATTACTATCAGTAAAATCATAAATATCTAAAATACCATTATTAAAAAGGGATACTAAAATAGTATCATATTTTGTAGATTTATTATAATGACAATGTTTAAGCATATCTTTAATTTCAGCAAGTGATAATATTGATTGGGTCATTGTTTGGGTCATTAATTGGGTCATTGTTTGGGTCATTTTAGTTGGTTAGTTAAAGAATTTATAAAACGATAGTATATTAATATAATTTCAATTTTTTATATCATATATACAATTTGTATAATATATATGATAATAATGTATGTAAAATATTAAAAAATATTTAATTACTGTAAGCAGCGCCAGCCATACCAGACATAACTCTAAGCACGTTGTAATTGACAGTGTAAATATTTAATAAATCATTAGATGAAAGATTGTTAGCTGAATAATTAACATCAGTTGCATTCTGGGTTCCAAGAGTGACCTGTAAAGTAGCATTATCAATACGGGAGAAATTGCAAGTACCAGATGGTTGATGATCTTCAGGTTTTAAAGCAAAACTGTAAACATTGATACCATCAGCAGGGGTATTTGAAAAATGTTGCCATGGTTGAACATAGTTAAAATAGTATCCATCACGTTCCTGGAAACGATCAGAACCATTAAGCTGAAGTTTAGCAGAAACACATGGATTATCAGAACCATCAATATTATTACCATAATTGAATTGATTCTGAACACTGTATGATTTAGAAGCTACAAAATCATCTGCATTCGTAGATGGTGTTCCAAAAGCACGAGTAGCACCGTCACTACCAAGGGACATATCAGTCAAAGTAAAGTTATTAGTTAGTAAAACAACATTTTCAAGAGTGGCAGGGTATACAGTTGAATCATCTGCAAATACAAATTGAGCTGTTACTTTATCTTCAATAGCAGAAGCAACCCATGAAGCCCTACCTGGTGATGATACTTCACCTGAAATGCTACCTGAAACTGTATAGACATCACCATCTTTAGTTAAACCAGCGCGGGTAGCAATCCACATAACTTTAGCATATCTTTCACGGGCTGCTTCCCAATCATTATCAGTAGCATAAGCTGGATAATTATTGGCATTAGCATACTTGCTAAGATGAGGAGCCCAGATAAGGAATTTACTGGGATGGTTAAAGTTAAGACGATATTTGTTATTGGTGGAAGCTAATGATTCAGAACCTGTAAATTGTAGCTGTTCAAAAAGATATTCGTGTGATGCTTGTGCGAATCTTTTTCTTTCTTCAGAATCAAGATAAACATAATCAATAATCAACTGTGCATCTTTCATACTAATAGTAGGACCAACAGTAGCATTAGTCATTACATTAACACATTGGGATGCTTGTCTAAAGTCAATGGTAACTCTAACATCGTGATACTGTAAAGCAATCAAAGGTAATGCAAGACCGTTGTTTCTGTTAAACCAAAATTGAAGAGGAACATACATAACATATGCAGGTTTTCCATTACCATTAATAGCAGTAAGTTCTGGAACATCACCAACCATACGAGCGTATCCGCGTTCCTGTCCGGTCTTGTGGGAAAGTTCATACCAAATATTTAACCAATCACCATATTGTTCATCAAGTTTAGAACCACCAATTTCAATTTTATAGTGTTGAACGGTAGCAAGACCCAATCTACGAACATATCCAAAATCAGTGCCTGAAGCGACAGAGTTAAGACTAACTTGAACGTACATATTAGTAATCAAATCACCATTTCTATTAATGGTGCAGGTAACAGTTCTTCCGAAATCAGAAGCACCGTTAAAGGTCTGTGGAATAGGTTCTACAGCAAAATTGGTATGTCTTCTGTAGACAACTTTAAAAAAAGTAATTTGGGGACTACCAGTAAGGTAGACATCTTGAGCTCCGTAAGCTACTAGTTGCATCAATCCTCCGCCCATATATATATAATTAATTAGATATTTTTTTATTTTTATAAATATTAATTAATCGTTTAAAAAACGCTTAATTAATTAAATATTTATAAAAATAAATTAATTTTTTGATTTTAAAATCAATTTTTTAAACATTTTTAAATATTTTTAAATATTTTTTTATAAATATTTTTTTTATAAAAATTAAACTTAATTATAATTAAATATTTGTAAAAAAGTTTAAAGTCTATTTAATTTATAAATTATATAATGTCTTTTAAAATAAAAAATGATTCTAAAAAAATAGAAAATAATATACAAAATATTAAAGAATCGCAAACATTAGACAAAAAACATAAAGAAATAATTAAAAATTTTAAAATTGATAAAAGTAAAATAGAAACTTATAATGAAGATATTGAAATAATAAACGATAAACTTTTACAAATGGATAAATATAGATATAAATTTACAATAGATGATTTAAATGAACGAGCCCAATTATTAAATAAAAAAGATGAATTAGATAATATAAAAAAAAATTTAACTGAAAATTTTAATGAAATGGATTATTATGATAAAACTGGTGATTTAATAATCCAATACTATGAATTAAGAGATGAAAATAAAAATATTATTAAAGAATCAAAAAATATAATGGAATATTTAGGAAAAAAAAAAGTAGATAAACCAATTGATACTGATGTAAATAAAGCCGATTTATTTGAACAATATTGGAAAAGAATTGAAGGGGTACGTATTAATATGGATGATGGTACCAAAAGAATAAAATATTGTGATGATTGTAAATTAGAAAAAATATTAGATTATGGTATTTCTGCTTATGTGTGTCAATGTTGTGGAGAAATAGAAGATATTATATTAGATGAAGATAGACAAATAAAAGATTATTCACCATATAGAAGAATAAATCATTTTAGGGAATGGTTAAATCAATTTCAAGCCAAACAAACACCAGAAATATCAGAGGATGTATATAAAGATATTATAATTGAATTAAATAAAAATAGAATAAATAATTTTAATGAATTAAATAAAAAAAAAATGAAATTAATATTAAAAAAATTAGGTTATAATTCATATTACGAACATATTCATTATATTATTAATAAATTAAGTAATTTACCACCACCTAAAATAACTAGAGATATGGAAAAAATATTTATTAAAATGTTTACAAAAATTCAATTACCCTGGGAATTATATAAACAAAAAAATAGAAAAAATTTTTTATCATATTCATATGTTTTATATAAATTTTGCGAATTACTTGAATTAGATCATTTATTAGACTGTTTTACATTACATAAGGATCCTAATAAATTAATGGAAAATGATGATATATGGAAGAAAATATGTAATAATTTAAATTGGGAATTTATTAATTCATTTAAATAAAAATAAATATTTTATATTAAAGTATTTATAATTAATGATGTTCTTAAATTATAAGCTGAATTAGTAGATAAAAAAGCAATATCACACCATTTAATACTTTTACATTTTTTTATCATATTTTCTTTATCTTTTAGAAATACAATACCATATCCTTTTTTATTTGGTAAATCATTAAATGATAAATATAATTTCATTGTTTCCTTTCCAAAACATGTTGATGGTATATATATATCACATTTATTTAACATTTTTTTATTTCTTGTAGTAGAAACTGTACCACCGTCTGATAAAGAATATACTCTTATTTTGTCATTTTTATTTGATTTTCT